GTACTGTACCAAGTGATTATGATATTGAAGCTGGTACACAACAAGCCTCAATTGCTGCTGCTAAAGCTAATGTCGCTATGGTTGAAAAATTGCATCATTGGATTTCGAAGATTGCAGAATTTACTGAATTCTTAAATGGGCAGGGCCCCGATTCAGTTCAAACACAATTATCCAAAGCTCATGAAAAGAGTTTGTTTGGATCTATCAAAACAGCAGAAACTAAGAAGATTGCATTAGTTGCTCGTGAATTAGCAGGATTCCAACAAATGTTAAATGGATATGTTGCTTCTTCTGCTGATCCTAAGTACAAAGGCGTCTAATACATCGCTTTTAATCTAATCTCAGCAGCTAATCCTTTGTAAGAATTTTTCTTAATAAATTCTTTTGGTATTTCATTAATCTTTAATGTAATTGCTAGGTCATTAAAGTCTTTTATTTTCTTACCTACACTCTCTGGCCAAATAAAAAGAGTTTCACCATTCTTAGCTAAGATTTGGCTTTTCTTCTTGGCTGCTTGATCTATCCACTGTGAATCCAGCACCCAAATAAAATCTTTCAATAACAACGAATTTATTTGATCTTGTTGTTTCATAGAAAACAACTTTTCAGATTCATCCTGGATTCCCGCAACCGCTACTCCATTTTTAACAAAACAAGAATTGAATGGTCCTTCAAAAATAAAAACTTCATTATCATCATTGATCTGATCAATATTGAATATTGTCTTTTCACTATTAATTTTTGAGATATAACGCGGTTTAATTTTGTTATCCGCAGCCAATATTGTTCTGGTTTGATAATGAACAATCTTATTATTTTTATCAAAGAATGGTATTACTAATCTATTCTTATGCACAGGATCAGTTAGTGATATATAAAGTGCTTTTGGTTTATTGCATGCTGTTTTTAATCTTCTTGCTTCAATAAATTCTAATGCTCTGATGACTACCGTTTCGTCTTTATAATATTCTACTTGCTGTTCATCAAATAAATTAATGCAATCTTCTGGCAATGTTGATGATTGAACAATTTCTTTCTTTTCTGTTGTTATATCGTCTAATGATATTGTCGAATAATTTTCTAATTCTTTTTTAATGTCTAATATAGACATTCTTGTTACCTCTTGGATCCACGAAATTGGTGTAGAACTCCAACCACAGTTATGACAATATATATTGTTATTTTTTGGAATGTAATAACAACGCTGCTTTTTTAACCATGATTTGCCTTCTCTGCAGATCGGGCACGAACCTACATATGTTTTATTGAAACGATTATGTTTCGGTGCGCCAGCATGTTGGAAGAATTTTTGTGCAATATATTCTTCGGGCAAGATGATCATGCCTTATGATAAGGGGTTTAATTAAATTTACAAGAACCCGAAATATCATTACCAGTTTCTGCATCTAAAACTTTTACTAATCCTTTTCTAATAAATGTACCAGAAGAAGGATCATACCAATGAGCTTCGACAAAAATTTTATCACCGATTCTTTTTTCCATGATGCGAGGATTTACTGGTTGTCCTGAAATGGGTGATGCAATTCTTTCTGGTTTTACGAAGTCCATGTATCTATTTATGTTTTTTGTTGAATAAAAATTGTTCTTTTAGAAAAACATAGAGATCTTTAGGTAAGATCTCTACTTTCTCAAGAATTCCGTTTTTTAAACCACGTTTTAAATCAAATTTTGAAACTGTTTGATTTTTTATTTCTGGTATTGTTAGAAAATGGCATTGTGAAAAACTACTTTCTATCATTACAAACATTTTACCTTTATGATCACCCTCTAAAACACCAAATGCAGTTCCTTTTTCTGGAACCTTAAAAAGCATCGGGGTTATTATTTTGCATAAAGAATCTATTAACCGCCGTAGAAAGGGAATCTGCGTCTTGTTGGCTGTTTGCATGTACTAAATTAATTGGATTTCCGTTCATGTCATATCCTAAAACGATAAAACATTTCATAAACTCTTCTAATGTAGAAGAGATAGCGACTTTATTGTCTGATGATTTACGAGATCTTTCTAGTAAATCAGCTTGTAATGCTTCTTTTAGAAGCTGTTTAATCTGTTCTTTCCCGATTTTATCAGAATTATTTTTTGGTATTCTTTTCTTTTTATCATCGGGATTTTCGCCCATAGAATTATTTATTCTTTTCAACATAGTATGGGCTTTTTTCGTCAATTGTTTGAATATTTTTTTCGTTTAAATGCGATACAATTACTTCAATTGATTGTGTAGATATAGCAAAATTCTTAGGAAATAGGATACCGCCATCATTTAATTCAAAATAAATCTCATCGATAAATGTTTTATTAGTAAAACAAGTAACAAAAATAGAAGAACGGCCCGGATCAATTAATACAGTCCATCTTCTCGGATCATGGGCACCGTATTTTTGAAAAATACGAATTACACTAAACCCACAATCTCTTAATCTTTTAATAAAATATCCGGGTGTAGATATTTTATTTTTTTGTCTCTTATTCATTTTTTATATATAATTAAGATTAATTTTAAATCACTTTCGCAGTGGTTATATATTTCAAATAATATCCCGGTTCTTCTACTTCAACACATAAAATACCTTTGCTTGAATTAATTTTGAATTGCAATTGACTAGATCTTAATGTTGAAATGCTTCGAACTACATCAAATAAGAATGGCATCGGTTTTGATAATGCATTACCTTGATATGTTTCTGCTAAAACAGTAGTAAAGCTATCAACATTATGTTTGCTTTTGTCTGTTAATTCGCAATGAATTTCGCCATTTTCTGAATAAAAATAAATCTTTTCGCTGTTATTAAAAGTACTACATTTCAACAAATTTTGAAATGTAACAATATCAATAGTAAACTCTACATCAAATTCAAAAGATTGTATTTTACTTAAAGATAAACCAACTGGTGCAATAATACCATCTTCTAACAGATGATATTTAAATTTAATTTTGGGTGATTTGTATTCGATATTATTTGAATTGACTGTCAATTCAATATTTTGATCTTCAATGCAATCAAATGCTTTAATGAACTTTTTGACATCTGGAATATTCAATGATACTTGCTGATCATTGTCTAATGTAGCGTCAGAACATTTAGCGTAAAGAATGCTATTATTATCTGCTGTTTTGTTTAATGAAATGATTTCATTATTCTTAGCTGTCAGAATAGCTAAATCTGACAGCCTTGAAATTGGAGATAGGAAATTATTACAAAAACTATTCTTATTCTTAAAAGATAATTTCATGTATTAATTGTATTAAGCTTCTAGCTTTTGCAACCTATTACTGATATTACTTAATTTATCTTCGATGCGCTTCAATGAAGCAAAAATATTCTTAGCGGTAGCTGAGTCATCAAAATCAAATTCCAATTGATCACTAGGTGATTTTGGTTGAATCTGTACTCGAGGTTGAATATTTTGTGGTTGAATTGGCGGTGCTTCAGTCTGAGTTAATTGCCTATTGTTCGGGATATTAGTTAAAATATTAGTTGCAATTGCTTTAAACTCTTGACTCTGTGGACGCAGATGTTGAGTGCGCCCTACAATGTTTTGATCAAGCTTCGCTAACTCTCCATAGGTTTGTCCTATGAATTGTTGAAGCATTCCTTGTACATCTTCATCCATATTAGTCTAATCCTTTCAAAAGTTCTTGTACAGTTGCATCATCAAGAATGTCATCGTCATCTGAAGATGCGGGTGCTGATGATTTAGTTACTGTAGTAGGTTCTGCTAGAACTGTAGCTTGTACTGATTCAACGGGAGCAGCTGCTGAAGACACTGAGCTCTTGCATAGGAAATGTTCTTCCCATAATTCACGAAGTTCATCAGCGGTCTTAACCCCTGCGATTTTCTTAAGATCATGAACTGAATTATACAACTCATTAATCTTTGCTTCTGATAATCCAAGATCTACTGGTGATGTGAAACGCGAAGATACATAAGATGGATATTCACCTTGTTTCTCTACCTTGACCTTAAGATTACACCCACCTTTACTCAGGTCAAAGATACGAGGACCGAACTCAGCAGCGTCTTCACCATCCATAGCTTCATCAATAATCTTAGCTAACTGACGACCATATCGAAGAATCTTAACAGTACCATTATTTTCAGGATTGGTTGGATCATCAATAATATAAGCATTAACCATCCACTTCTCAGAACGATTAACTTTTTCAGCCTTCTTCTTTTCTACATCCGTACCAAGTCGAAGGATACGATAACGTTCTTCTTGAATTGGATCACGTTCTCCAAATGATTGCAATGAAACGGCTGATACGAATTGACCTGTTGCGAATGATTGCCATCCATTCAGGTAATAATGAAAGAATGTATCTGCGGGTGATTTTGTATTTGGAAGAAGACGAACGGTGTATGTCTTACCTACTTCTAACTTGAGAATGTCTTTATATGAAGATCCACCGGTATCTTCTTTAGCTAAGGCATTCTTGATTGATTGGAACATTGATGCTGTATACATATTGAATATTTTTAATTGGTTTCGTTATATTTTTTTTAATCCTTGTTTTACTAATACTTTTAATTTCTTCGATGAGAAATATCTATTCGTATACAATTGTATATTTTCATAGACATTCTCGCCAAACATGAATTTCAATAATTCTTGATCTTCATGTCTAATATAGTTTAGTGCATTTGGCAATTCGATCAACACATAAGGATGCATTTTTCTTTCTTTCCAATGCAGCATGAAGCTTTTCATTTCATTAGTCTTGTGTGCAAGATATTGATTTAATGAAATATTATTTTGTGTTAAAAATTCTTTTAAGAATTTTAAACTCTCTAATACTTTTAATAACATATCCTCCGAATCCGGATCTAAATCAGCTTCTTTTTGAATATAGAGAGTATATGCTTTAATTGCTTTTTGCGATGTAAAATATTTCAAATCGAAATATTCTTCGGCACCATAGATAGCATATGATGCTTTAAAAAAATCATTGATGTGTATACTGGGAAATTTTCTCAGTATGTTAGATATTCTCTTAAGATAAACCAATACATCAGATGGAATATCATTGAAATTTTTTCTTAACTTATATGGTAGGTTTTTAGCTTGGCGACTAGTTTTTAGGTATTCGTTATATAGTCTTTCTTCAAAATCGCTTAACATTATTAGCTATAATAGTAGCACCTTCTTTAGAATTCAAGAACTTACTTATATATTTGCTTTTACTCAAAGAAGGATCGAAGTCGATAAACAATTTGAATAATTCATAATCCGTATCGATAGATACCATTTTCTTAAGAATCTGTTTGTATGTAGGATTCTTAAGGAGTAATAAAAAAATATTAGGCAGATTTAATTTCTTGCCAGATATCAAACACATTAATGAACAGAAACATAAAAAATTATGTTCTATTTCCCTCTTTTCGATTACAAGATTAGCTACCATATTTTTTGTAAAGTTTTAGTAAATTCTATAAATTTTGAAGTTAGATTACCTCCTGCGTACCGTTGTGTTCCGCCGCCTTCAACTAACTTTTCTGCAATCAGATGTAATGGTGCGTCTGATGTTACTTTTTGTTGCATATAAACAGTCTTGAGTCCCAAATTGACTACCATTACAATATCCACATTGTATACATCAATTAAATGATTTGAAATTTCTGGAAAATAATTTTCAGCAAATGTAGATACTACTTTATATTTTTTTCCTTTAGCAGGTAATATTCCTTGGAATATATCTAATTCTGATACGGTTTTTGCAATTCGTTTAAAATGTAAATTAATTACGTTCTGTTGTTGTTGATTGAATCCGTTATATCCATTATCAAATTGTTTAATAAATTGAATTAAACGATCAGCACTGACACCCCAATATAATGCATTTAAAAAATTTGATTCTTTAAATTTATTTTTACCTGAAATATAATCATCAATCAAACTAATTAATTTGATTTGCTTAGGTGTTAGTTTTTTGATTAATTCATTTTTAAATAATCTAAAAATCAATCTAGTAGTTGAACTAGTTTCAGCTATAGCTGTTTTTGCATCTGTGTATAAATGTTTTTTATCACAATGTGATTTATGTGTATCAATGATAATACAATTAGACTTGTCTGCGACATCTAAACATTTTGATAAATCTATAGAGGTTATATAGATCTTGGAATATTTTGTCATTCCATTTTCTAATTGCCATTTAAGGAAATCATCACGGAATTTTCTTGGTGTAGTATATTGTATTTCAATGTTACTGCCTTTGAGCCATTTCAAAAGAAGGCAACATCCAGCACCATCTAATCCATAATTAGTCCATATGACTTCTTTACTCATTAATATGAGTATATATAGTCAAAATGGAATTTTGTTCAACTAGTCTGCTAAAGAAGCTAATACATCTCTTGCGGATTCTGTACTATCTACCATTGAAGCCAATTCTTGGTCTTCTTTTAAAGTCAATGTTGAATAATCAATTCTAAATGCTGATGATCCGAAGTTAGGGCCGAAACGATTTTTCATCATAGCTACTCTCATAACACCTTGTTCTGCATCTTCTTCTAATTGATAAACAGAAGCAATAAAATCACCTGTTGTAGCTAGCCCATAACTTTCTGAAAGTGATTGCATAGTTGGTTCTGCGACATCATATCCCGATCGGTTTAACTGTGTTGCGGTAATAAACGGACAATTATAAACATACGACAATGCCCTAGTCTGTTCAGATAAGTGTTTCACCTTTTCATATGAATTATTTCCATATGTAGTATGTAATAGATTCAAATAATCTAATACTACAGCATCAACAAAGATGCCTTTATTTCTTAATGTCTTAATGAATGATGATAATTGATTAGGTGTAATTGTTGATGGCGGAAATTCTTTAATCAAAATCCTTCCTCGTGGATTCTTCTCTTTGATTTCTTCAAGAGCATTTTGCAATGATTCTGACTCTTCTCGCAATGTTCTAATAGGTATCTTAGTAGCTGATGATGCAATACGTTTTGCGTACATGATCTCGGACATTTCCAATGTAACAAGCAATACTGTTTTACCTTGCTCAGCAATATTTTTAGCTACATTTCCTAATACAATACTCTTACCGACATTTGCTTGACCAGCAAAAATATACAATGCCCTACCATTTTGCATGAATCCCCCATTTAATTTTTCATCTAACCATTCCCACTTTGATGGAATAACTGGTT